GGATCTGCACCCAACACTATAACGTGCCTATCAATGTCAGACACAATAACTTGTAACCCTCTGGTTGGCGTAAGGTTAGCACCAGATAAAGCGCTTAGTGCAACGGCTCTGGTATTTAAGCCATTGGTATTATCCCAGTAATAAATGCTTCCTGCCCTTGGATTAGCTATAAGATCTTCACCAAAATTATCCATTGACCACAATCTTAATTGGTTGCCTTCAGAGATAGCAGAGGTCGATCCCCATGCCCCAGAGCCCCATGAGTCAATGCCCCATCCTGTGCCTGCAACAAAGACATCTAGTCCAGTGTTGATCTGATATGTGCCTACCGTGGACCCACCACCATTACCGCTGTCGCTTGAGTTAGCAGTCACTGTGCTACCAGAAGTATCTTTGGCTGTAATGGTGTAACTGTTAGTGTTTACTACCGATAATATTTGGTATTCTTGATTCAGCACATTAGCAATGATCAGACCGCCCAAACTTGCTGCACCTGAAAAGGTAACAAAGTCATTTTCAAATGCACCATGTCCGGTTTCATTTACTGTAATGGTGGACGATCCGTTGGTTGCAGAGAAAGTGACATCGCCTGCTGCAGTGGTCAGACGTATGGGGGTCACATCGTTATAGCTTGCGCCTTCTTGAATGTAGAGCTTGAATCGAGTGCCAAGCCCTAAAAGCTTTGACCCTGCTAGATTCACCCAGTTATGTAGCTTTCTGCCAGTCCCTTCGTAAGAGGCTAAGACAAACTTCTGCCAACCGCCTATCTTCTCAGCATACCCTTTTCTAAATCTAACTAGGTTACCGTCAAACCAACCGCCTTCAGCGGTATAACTGGTGCTTTCTTTGTTGATGCCTGGTCTAAACTGAAAAGGTTGTAATGGCATATTATGCGTCCGCTAGTTCAAGCATTCGTATTTTTAAACGATTGCTTCTTGCTGGAGTCTGTTTGCTCCACCTAGAATCCATCATCTCAAGGGCTACCTGGCCCCAAGCCTGCGCTTCTATTGCTTCGTTCATGTTCTTAAACTTACTGAGTCCAGTCGGCCCCATTTGAAAACACATGTTCACAAGCACATGTTGGGCTTCTTGAGGTAGCTCCTCCCAATTGTCATATATCCTACAACAACCATCAATAGCGATTTGTACGTCTTCTTGGAACAACTCGTAGCATCGATGTTCTGTAATGCACTCCTCTTCTGGCGCACCGTCATAAGCATTCTTAACAGGCAGACTAGCTTCTGGATCAGTGTGTAAGATCTTATGGCCGATCCCTATGGTAGCGTGGCCTTCTGTACAAAGGTAAGGATGAAGCACCTTTCCTTCGTCACTGGCTATTTCGTCATAAAGGACTGTTACATCTACCGTCATGCGTACTTACCGATTAAGTAACCAATTATAAATACTATTGCTATTTCCATTATTTTCTAAAACTCTGAAACCCAAAGAAAGCTGCAATCAAACCTGATACAGATATAAAATACACTGACGCTATGTCCCCTAGTATAGAGGCTGCTTGGTCTAGTTTCAAAAAGGATGTGATCACAATACCAGAGGGGTATAAAAGCATGCCAAACAAAGCAAACCAACACATGTTCTTCTGTGCATCAGCTTTTTCGTTAGCAATCTCAAGCGCCTGTAACCTCTCTGTGGTAGCAAGCTCTGCATCTGTCACCACACCATCGCCATCTGTATCGTATTTATTGTACTCCGATCCAGGCTCTAGCTCTTTATTCATTTTTCTCTACTTACTTTCTGCGTTTTTTCTACAGTTCTCATAGCGCCAAGTCCAAGCATACCTAGCAATACAGGCATCATGGCTGACATATCAAGGCTAGGAACCTCAACATTCATTTCAGCCAGCAACAACCCAAAGTTAGCCATAGGTATAAGGATGTAGTTTGAAAGTAAGGCAACGCAGCATGTCCATCCCACGGCCGGGCGCCACCCGGCAACGAACATACTCTTGCTTGCCGCTTCTACTTTGTTTACCTCTAACTGACCCTTTGCAAGCTCTTGGGCATGTCGTTCTGACATGGTTGCAATCTCGTGGGCGAGAGCGTTCTTTTGGTCTTTATCTTCGATAAACTTATCAAGCAACCCGGTAACAGGGCCAACGAGGGAACTAAGTATTGCGCTCATATCATCTCCTTGTTATTCATTTATGCGGTCTTTGACGCACCTGACCGCGAGGTAGGGTAGGCTGAATAAGGCCTGCGTCAGGTAAAATTTCATCACATATTCTCACTCAAATAAAGGCGTATTTTTACTTACCATCCTTGGGATGCAATAACTGGTCACATTTTGTTGTCTGTAATACGGACGATCATTCGGACTCCACTTGCCTTGTTCTATTGCACTGGCAAATTCTTGGCATCGATACACTGATTTCCAGAGCATCCGGTTGTCAGACACAGTCTCGCCTTCTACCACCACCACTAACAAGAATGCCATCAACATTTGTATCGACCACACTTCCTAATATTACGCTGACGCTCTTTAGCTTGCTCAAGCCTTTGCTTGGCAGAATCTAATCTTCTCTCTTGTATGGCTTCATATATGTACCATCCTGACCAACCTATAAACCCTAAAGAACAAATAATAAAAAGAACAGTAAGGCGATCCTTCATTCTTTGTTGTCGTTCTTTACGTTTTTTGTGGATGTCTTTTAGATACTGAAGGTGATCTCTTTCTGACTGTTTACGAATACGCTCTGCATCTTTCCAAACATCTGACATCCCCATCATCATAAGGTGGTCTTTGATTTTGGTTTCGACAGTCTTGATCTCTCTACGTTTAATAGAAAGATCCATCGCTTCTTTAGGAGTTAGAGGGCGTTTAAGTTTCTTCTTTCTTTCCCAATCATCTAGCCGTTGAGCAGTAGATCCAAACTTACCAAGCAAAGCAGCAGCATCTTGAGCATTAGCTTTGCCTTCCTTGAAGGTTGCAATCGTATTGTTAATCGCAGATATTGCTGAAGTAATCGCTGCGAGTTCAGCGAACATGAGGGGCTACCCCAAGAATTTACTGGCTATGAGAAGTCCAACCAGAAATGGATATAACGCATAGACACTCATCTCTATACGGTTCATGCGCTCTGTGCCACGGTCAAGGCGTTCCTCGATGTTCTTGTATCTCACTGCACACTCTCTTTCATGGGCTTCTAAATCTTTCACTAGCTAACTTCTTCCCAAGATGATCCGTTCCACTTTTTACCAAGCAAAGATTCATCTTTAGATTCTAACTCTTTATAGTTAGAGGGAGGGCTATCCAAAGGTGTTTGATACTCTGTAATTGCTTCGCATATATTGTCACTATTAAGATGTGCGTATATTTTAGACATACTCTACTACCTCCCAATAAATTTGAGTGCTACTCGTACCGTAACTTGTGTTGTATGTTTTATAATAACCTGAAGCAAAACTTAGTTGAGTAGCAGAAGCAATAAATCCTCCCATAGTTACTGCACTGGATGCGTTACCGTCAGCACTTGTGTTAGAAAGGTTACCTGCCCCATAACCGCTTGCACAACTTGAAGTTAAAAATGACTTGGCTGTGTCAACCGAATTGATTGTTGCTGTTGTACTACTCGCAGGAGCTAAAGCTGTAGTACCACGTTGTATTGATTTTATAACTTGCGTTCCTAAAACAGGCATAATCGTTTCCTATAGTGAGTGCCATCCAATGGTTGAATCTACATAAACTAACTGCACTGAAGATCCTGCGCCAAGCGTTCCGTCTTCTGCTAAAGAGTCTATATTTTGACTGTTTCTGCCCACAGTCACTGTAGCTGAACCAGCATTAGATATAATAATTGTATCACCAGCAGATCCTGAAGGTAGAGTGTGAGTTAATGTGCTACTACTGTTAGAGACATACTGTCCTCTTGCTGCCAAAGATGTATTTGATGTTATGACAGAAAATCCATCGTAAGCTCCAGCAGCAGAGCTAAAAGATAAAACACCTGATCCATTAGTAACTAAAGCTTGACCGTTAGATCCATCAGCCGCTGGCATTTCTAATGTATAGCTAGACGAAATGGTAGCAGGCGCTTCTAAAGCAACATACTGTCCACCGCTGGCATCCTGCAGTCTAAGGTCACCTTCTGCTGTAATATCTACTTGAGTGAAACTTGCTGCGGCTCCTGGCGTATTGATGCTAACAAAGCCAAGATTACCAGAGCCGTCTGTTTTCATTACTTGGCCACTGCTTCCGTCAGCATCTGGCAAAGTAAAACTAACATTGCTGCTCACTGTAGATGGAGCTTTGAGAGAAACGTACTCTCCTCCACTGCTATCTTCTAATCTAATTTCACCTGCAGCGGTTACGTTGATTCTAGTAAAAGAAACATTGGTGCTTGGCTTTACGAAAGTATCAACCAAAGTAAGAGCATCAACGACAGCGGCTCCACTGCCTGCGCCATCAAGATAAACTACTTTAGCAGTACCTGACGCAATGGTGACGTTAGCCCCACTGCCTTGAGATATGTTTATAGATTGAGATCCGGTGGTAGCGTTCTCTATGAACATGACTCTGGATATTGTTTGTGGTGCTATCGTCAAAGTTCTTGTAGCAGATAAAGTTGCGGTGCTGGTTACTTTAAAATACATGGCTCTTGCAGCAGAACTAGTTGCTTGTCCTACTGTTGCCGTAGATGTGTCATCTGCATCACTAGGAAAACAAGCTAATGTTGCAAAGCTCAAAGCTTCTCCAATCAAACTAAGATTGGTGTTCGTACTGGTTCCCCAGGTTCCGCTTTCGTCACCTGTGGTGATTTCTTTTAATCTTAAATCATTTGTATAAACTGCCATGTCTAATTCCTATGATGGTTTAACAGGCCAATCGTTATCGCCTGATCCGTCCATGTTAGGCACTTTAAGAGCAGGCCAATTACTGTGTGTCGTAATGTCTCTCAAAGCTTGCCTGTACGTCTTCCAATTATCTGCCAAGGCTCCACCAGATTCTAGTGCTTTTGTCACCATCCAATCTGTTTCTGCCAACAGTCTGTCGCGTTGCGCTCTGTTTGATGTAGCAAGAGCGTTATTAGAATCGTTCTTTGCGACTTCTTTTTCACTGTCAGTTAAGCTTTCTACTTTAACAGTATAGACAACACCGCTGTCTATATATGGAGAAACCTGACTCATTTTTTGTGTTAGTGGATCATAACTTAATCCAACCGTGACAGGCATGACAGAGTTTTCTGTCATCCAATCAGAGGTAGGACCAGATGATGGAAAAGAAACATTTGGGAATAACATTTGATGTTCTCCCATAGTTATTACTGTATTGTCTTTAATTATCGCTATCTGCATATTAATTACCTATTTGCGAATTCTTCGGTTGGTGCGGTGAAGTTAGAAGTGTATCGGGCTTTGTTTGTAATTCTCATTTCATCAATATAACCAGAAAAAGTGTAGTTTCCATTTGAATAAGCCCCGATTACATGCTGGTAATCACTTACGCCTGTAAGTTTTGGAATATCAGTTGTAACCGATGTTTGACCACTTGCAGTCCCATTGATAAAAATTGTTAAGGTACTGTTTGAACTATCTCTTACTACGGCAATATGTGTCCATGTATTAATTGAAATTGTGCTAGTAGATTGAAACCCATTTACATCGTAACCACCTGCCGCATTACCAATGTAAAGTTGTACTTTACGATCAGTCCATATATAAATTTGAATTCCGTATCCTGCTGAATAAATGCAACGATAATTGCTAACGTTACCAACATAAGCAAAACA